ATTATAAACATTGCAGATTTATCAAACATTGACTTTGCGCAAGTAGGTCAAACTGATGAGACTACAATTAGAAAGTCATTAGATGATTCTCAATTCGTTATTAAGTACAACACCGAACCAACATTCATTACAGATGGATCTGTGGTTCCATTACAAACTTTAACACATAGCCAGGCCCTAACATTGATGAGTAGTGCCGAATGGTCAGAACCAATACCAGAAGAGATATGAATCTAAGGAACAACTTATATAATCAAAAAGGAGCATTCGAGCTCAAGGATATAGACACTCAGAAGAGAGAGGTCTCAATCTATCTGTCCAAGTTTGACACAATGGACTCAGACTATGATATCATCAAGAAAGGTGCATTCAGTAAGTCAATCAAAGAACGTGGGCCAGAGTCAACATCGAATCGAAAGATTGCATTCTTAAGACATCACGACTGGGAGAAACAGATCGGAAAGTTTTTGAGACTTGAAGAGGATGCATTTGGATTGTTTGCAGTCGGTCAACTTGGTCGATCTACAGATGGTGAAGATGCCTATAGAGATTATGAGGATGGAATAATTAAAGAGCATTCCATTGGGTTCCAATACATAAAAGACAAAGCAAAATACATAGAAGACAAGAACCTTGAGTCTGGTGGTTTCTATGAGATAAGCGAAATAAAACTATTCGAAGGATCGGCAGTGACCTTCGGATCAAATGAGTTCACTCCAGTAGTCGATGTCAAAGGAGAACAAAAGACTGACTATATAGAGAAACTCACAAAAGAATTGAACGTCTGCATCAAGGCCCTATCCAATGGGAAAGGAACTGATGAGAGACTTCATGGAATCGAAATGAAAGTCAAACACTTGACAAGTCAATTGGTACTACTTGCTGGACAAGAGTCGGAGATCATCCACTCTATTCCAAGTGAGCCAGTCATAGTTGATGAGTTTAAGTGGGACAACGTGATCGATTCGCTGACACAAAAGGCAGAGACTTATTCTGACTATCCACAGAAGGCCAAAGACAATGCGAAAAGAGGCATTCGGCTCAATGAGGAAGTAGGGAATAAGTGTGCAACACAAACTGGAAAGTTAAGAGCGCAACAGATCAGTGGTGGTGAGAGTTTAAGTCTGGACACAATTAAGAGAACTTTCTCTTTCTTGTCAAGAGCCAGGACATACTACAAGCCATCTGATGAGAAAGCGTGTGGGACTATCTCATATCTACTCTGGGGAGGTGATGCAATGCTGAACTATTGTGAAAGAAAACTTGATCAATTAGATGATCAATAAATTGAATTATTAATTTTTAAACTTAGAAAACGTGGAAAACACAAATCTAACAACTGAAGAAGTCATCTCAAAATTAGATGGCCTATTCACAGAAAAGATGCAGAACGTTCCTACACAAGAGGATGTCGCTGGTCTAAAAAGTGAGCTCGATTCACTTAAAAGTCTTGAAGAGAAATCTCAAGAGATCGAGAAAGCAATCGCAAAATTCGAAGGTCGAATTGAAGCAATGTCTGAGAAGGCAGTGACTCCAAAGGCAGAAAGATTATCAATCGGTCAGTCTTTATTCAAGTCTTATGCTGACAACATCGAAGCAATCAAGGATGCAGTCGAGAAAGGTGGGAAGTTGAATCTTGATGTTAAGACAACGACTATCACTGCTGACTACACTGGTGACTACGCATTGACTGACTTCGATACTGAAGTAGATCGATCTGTAAGAAACAGATATGGAATCCTTGAGAACGTAAACACTGGAGCAACTTCTGGTAAGTTCGTTACTTATGTACAACAAACTGCAACATCTGGAACTGGATGGACTGCTGAAGGTGGTGCAAAAACTGAAGGAGATCCAACATGGTCAGAGATATCTGAAGAGGTTAAGAAGATTGCATCTTATGTGAAAGTTTCAAAGGAGATGTTGGAAGATCTTTCTTTCATTCGTGCTGAGATCGACAACGATCTAATGGAGCAAGTGAGAGTCGGAATCGAACAAGCATTATTGACTGGAACTGGTGCTGGTAACCAGATCAAAGGTTTAATTGATGCATCAATGGGATTACCTGGCTACAATGGAAACTTTGACGATGAAGTACAAGATGCAAACATCAGTGATTTGTTAAGAGTGGCGAAGGCTCAGATCGAAGCATCTAACTTTACACCAACTCACGTTGTATTGAATCCAGAGGATATTGCTAAACTTCAATTGACTAAAGCGTCTGATGGTGCATACACTTACCCAATGTTTTTACCAGTTCAGTCTGGAGATGGTGAGATGATTATTGCTGGAATGAGAGTGATCTCTTCAACATTTATGCCAGTAGGTGATTATCTTGTAGGTGATATGTCAAGAGTGAACGTAAGATTCAGAAACAACATTGCAATGTCTGTAGGTTTAGATCAAGATGATTTCACAAAGAACATGGTAACAATCTTAGCAGAGGCGAGACTTGTTTCATATGTGAAGAACAACCAAAAACCAGCGTTTGTATTTGGTGATATTGCTACAGATTTAGCACTAATCTTAAAGCCATAATAAATTAAAGGAGGCACAAAATGGAAAAGAAAACGAGAACAACCAAATCTGAAAGACAAGAGGCCAGGAAGGACAAGCGATCAGATCGCAAAGAAGCCAGGTCAGAACGTAAAGAAGAAAAGAAGTCAAGAAAGAAAAAAGAACTTGACATTGATATCGACACCAAGAGAGTTGACATAAGCATCGACAGAGACCAAGAAGGCAACCTTGACATCGAATGGGATGGAAAGCACGTTGATGGTAAATACTCAAAGAGTAAGGATGGAAAGGTCACACTTGAGGTAGAGATTAACGATGACGAGCTCTACATCTTTGAGGGCAATGGTAACAATCGTAAACTTCCAAAAGGTGCGATCTGGAAACTGACTGGATCAGTGATTAAAGGATTCCTCAAAAGAGGATGGGGACAACTAAAAAAGTAAAAGATGCTATTGACAACAGATGACTTCATAAACAAGTACGAACTTTCCACTGGAATGTACGACACAAATAAGATCACTTCCTACATCGTAAAGTACGAAGAGAAGTATCTTGTGCATCTACTTGGTGCAGAATTGTACGATGAGTTCATTGCCGATCTGTCGATGAATGTTCCACAGAGTCCAAACTTCCTCAAGATATTCAATCCATTTAATATGGATCTAAACACTCTCACACCATTCTATGGTACTGGTGTGACATTCGGACATGGTCTGAATCGCATACTTGAGAGTGAAGGAATACTTGAAATGTTAAAGGGGTTCATATATTGGGAATATGCGAGAGATCTTCTGAATCAACAGACTCCTTATGGAGGTGTGAAACAGATGTCAGAGAATAGCATTGTAGTTGACACTCCTCATTCACTTATGTGGGAGAGATATAATGAAGCCATTAAAACATACCAGGCTATACAAGAATACATATACATCAACCAGAGTCCTTCATTGGGCCAGATTGTATCGTATACGTTGATTGATGGCACTGGATACGTTGATGGTGATGCCAACTTGATAGGTGGTTCTGGTACTGGTGGAGTAGTCACGTTGACTACTTCATCTGGTAACGGACACATTACGCACTTAGAGATCAAGTCTGCTGGTGCAGATTATGAGATCGGTGATGTGCTACAGATCGAGGGAGGCAATAGTGATGCATCTATCACTTTGACATATGTCGGAGTGGGAGATTTTAGTAAATGGAATGGGACTGAAAAATTAACTGCATACTGGATATGACAACAGAGATCACAAACGTAGTCAGAACACTCGTCTCTCAGATAGATAATTCTGTCGTGGGCGAATACAACTCTGTAGATGGCCGAACCTATATCTGTGACACCAAGTGGATCAGAGTGGGAAAGAAGGTCACTGATGAGTCTGATAATGTTTATACGATCACAGAGGTCGTACCAGATGAGTATATAAACGTTGAGCCATTACTGGTGAGTAATCCTCCATTAGATGGAACGATATACATACCATCACCATTCTACATCTCTGGAACTAAGATGGCCACTAATAGAGAATGGACAATCTCTACAAATAAAATGTCCGAGAAGACACCACTTGCCTGGCTATTGGAAATGATACGAATGACCAAGAGAGGGAGAGAGAGTGCAATTGACTTTGAGAGTGAGATCAGAATGTTCTTTCTGGATGAGACTGACATACGAAACTATTACACTGCTGACCACAGAGACAATGTAGTCTATCCTATGGAGAGACTTGCAAAGGCCTTTATGGAAAGCGTGAGATATGATCGCAGTTTTCAAACTATAGAAGAGTATGAATTGATCACGTTCAGCAGATTCGGTGTAGAGACAGATCGTGGAATGTTTGAGAACATCCTTGATGCAAATCTATCTGGAGTTGAGCTCAGAGTCAACTTAGTAAAATATAAACAGAATTGTAAATGTTAAATACAATTCACAACACTTTAAGAATATGTCATTAGGATGTAATTGTGATATGGGACTATCCAACACTGGAGTCCCAGCGTGTGTGCCGATCCAATCGGTAACAAGCACATTGATAATGGTTCCTTTGAAGTCTAATGCTGGAGTAGATAATGCTATCGATTTGTCTGTAGCAGTTCCAACATGGTCAACATTGGTTAACCAAAGTGATGAAAGCCAGAGATGGTTTCCATTACCTCAGTTCGAAAATGTCGAACTACCAAAGGCTGACTCTCAATTTGAGGAAGCAAACTCTGGAAGAAAAGCATTCCTACGTCAAGGAGTACGATCTTTCTCTGGAGAGTTATGGGCAGATGATTCATCGCCTACATTATTGAGCAAACTACAGAACAATCGTTGTGTTGAGTTTGGAGTTTACATCGTTGATGTAAATGGTAACTTGGTCGGATCTAAAGTGGGAGACAAATTGTATCCTATCGCAGTGGACAATCCATCGTTTGATCCAAAGTATATGTTTGCAACTGATTCTACAATCAGCAAGATCATGGTCGGATTTGACTTCTATCGTTTATTCGATGAGGGTACAATGTACATGATCACACCAGAAGAGGCTGGTATCAACTTCAACGATCTTGAAGGATTAATCGATGTAAACTTTGCAGACTTGACTCAAGTAGCAAACACATCAGTGACTTTCAATGCTGAGTTTGATTATGGTACTGCATACAATCCAATCAAATTGAAGGGACTTGTAGCATCTGATTTCGAATTGTACAACAATACGACTTCAACTTCTGAGACAATAGGATCAGCGACTGAGAACCTTCCACTTGAAGGAAACTATACCGTTGCATTTGCATTCGTTAGTGCTGAGAGTTACACACTTTCAATCTCTAAAGATGGATATGATGGTGAAGTGACTTTCACTGCATCGTAATATTGTTTGATGGTTAATTGATAGGGAGTGGTTTCGGCCACTCCTATATCAACAAAAGGATTGAAATGGGATTTGATATCATGCAGACTGCACTCGGACAAAAGTTGAATTTAGTCAACCTGGCTTTATACAACAAAGTGATCTGGGTATCTGTATTCAGAAGACCATCATTGAAGACATTTATTCTGGATCTTGTAAGACAAGACCAACTATTTGAACAAGGTATTGATGAAGATGGAGATGTGATCGGAACATACTCAGAATTCACTGAGGCACTAAATCCAGAGAAGGTGGCTGGTAGTCATTACACACTTAAAGACACTGGAGACTTCTTTGATTCTTTTTATATCGATGTCTTTCCGACATACTTTGAAATCAATGCCAATCCAATCAAAACAGATCAAGATGGAGACACAGAAAATCTATTCTACAAGTATGGTGAAGGAATTATGGGACTCACTACGGAGTCGATGGACAAACTCTCAAGAGAAGTCCTCAGACTCTATGAAATCGAAGTCAGAAGACTCCTCAAAATTTGAGGGGTACTATATGAGTATCGAGGTACTACCATTACACAACTGGATTAAATGTTCAGAAGGTGAACTCACCTATTGCCGAATAGATAGCCAGGCTGGATCAGAAGACGTTGATCACAAAGTCTGGGACATCATCTACGATGATTACATCAACAAACATGGACTCAATAAGATGTATGAAAAGATGTTGAATACCATGATAAAAAAAGCAAACGCAGAGCTCGACTTCTGTATCACTGGGAACAGAATAAAGTTGACAGAGGCAGAGATTCAAGAGACTAAACTTGAAACAATGCTATCAAACAAAGGATCTGGAATGACTATAAGTCAGACCTTGATTCACCTCAGTAAATGGATCGGTCACTGGCTGAATCCTAAAAACGTTACCACTCAAGAATACTTTGATCTCTTGGGTGAATTTGAGAAACATAACAAACCACAAAGCAATGGCAAAGAAGATAAGTAGTAGAGACATATTTGATCAAGAAGATATCTTCAAAGGTATACGAGACTCTGCAAAGCAAACCATTACCATGATGAACAATCTCCAGAAGGAGGTCATGGAGACTGCTGATGCATTAAAGAAGTCTATCGGTGGTGCAAAGTTTGACTCTGCAAAGGCCATCAAGAATGTTGTGGATGTTACCTCAAAGGCAAACAAACTAAAAAAAGAATCTATCCAGATTGATAAACTCAAGAAGGATGCAATGATCAAGGAGGCAAAGGCACTCCAAGAACTTGAAAAGATAGAACAACAGAAACTCAAGACTCAGTCTCAACAGATGCGAAATGATAAGCAACAGAGACAAGAAAAGGAGAGACTGCAAAAGATAAACCAGAAGGCAGTAAAGACTGCACAAGATGAGGCAAACGCATATAAGAAACTCGCAAAGAACTCCAGAGATCTCAAGAACGAATCCAAGAGACTTGGTGCAGAGATGTTGCTACTCGAACAATCTGGAAAGAAAAACACAAAGGCATACAGAGATTTAAGCAACCAATATAAGAAAGTAACTGCATCAGCAAAGCAAGGAGATCAAGCACTCAAGAAACTTGACAAGTCTGTAGGTGACAACTTCAGAAACGTTGGTAATTACAAAGATGCTATTAAAGGACTTGTCGGTGTACTTGGTACACTTGGTGCTGGTATTGGATTGGGCCAGATCTTTAGGAATGTGACTGGAGTGATGATGGACTTTGATCAAGCACAAGCCGATCTCACTGCAATCTCTGGAAAGACAAAAGATGAACTTTCTGGACTTACTGAACAAGCCAAAGAACTTGGAGGTACTACTCAATTTACTGCAACAGAAATCACATCTCTTCAAATTGAACTGGCTAAGTTAGGATTCACAACTGAGGAGATATCTGCATCAACTGAGGCAGTATCAAACTTTGCATCTGCAACTGGATCAGATCTTGCATCTGCATCAAAAGTGGCTGGATCAACATTGAGAGCATTTGGTTTAGATGCAAGTGAGATGGAGAGAGTAGTTTCTACTCTTGGAGTGGCCACAACAAAGTCAGCACTTTCATTCAGTACATATGAGACTGCGATGTCAACCATTGCACCAGTGTCGGCAACATTTGGATTTAGTGTTGAGGAGACAACTGCACTTCTTGGAACTTTGGCAGATGCTGGATTCGATGCATCATCATCGGCAACTGCAACCAGAAACATTCTTTTGAACCTGGCTGATGCGAATGGAGATCTGGCAAAAGAAATAGGAAGACCTATAAACGGAGTCGAAGACTTAGCCGATGCATTTGGAGAACTTGAAGACAAAGGAATCGATCTCGGTAAGGCACTTGAATTGACAGATAAAAGATCTGTAGGTGCATTCTTACAGATTGTAAAAGGATCAGATAAATTGGTACAATTTAAAGACTCGATCACAGATGTGAATGATGAGCTCGAAGACATGGCAGAAAAGAAACTTGATTCAGTTCGTGGTCAAGTCACTCTTCTTGGATCTGCATGGGAAGGATTCATTCTCGGTCTTGATGATTCTGCTGGTGCATCTGAAACACTCAAGGAAGCAATAGGATTTTTAGCCAGAAATCTGTCAACAATTTTAGGATTAGTTTTTAAAGTTATAAAAGCATTTGTTATCTATAAGGGTACAATGGTGGCGTTGAACACTATACAATTTATCACAAACACAAGTTTCAAAGAACTTGGTTTGATGATTGCAAAACTAATTCCAGGCACAAAGGCATACACCTTACAACAGAAACACCTTGCAC